ACTTCTTCTGCAATAGACTTCACAAGAGTGTATGAATTCGTTGCAGCAGAACCCTTAATTCTTGAAGATGCACAAATGTTAAGGTAGTCTATGTAGATTGCATCTGGAACAAAACCTTTCTTTTGTCTAAGTTCATTAAGCAAATGCCTAAAATGTGCCGTGTTTGCAGAACCAGTAGGATATTCCTTGATTATCAACTTTCCCGGTGTTTTACTTTTGTAAGTGTTCATCCTCTTTTCAAATGTCTTCAACGGAATAGTAGCAACTTCATCTACTGTGATATCCATAATATTAGCATCAATTCGTCTGGCAACTTCTTCTTCTGATAGTTCCATTGATATATACAAAACATTTTTACCATGCATAAGATTTGTCGCTGCCATGTGACATTTCACGATACTTTTACCAGTTCCTGTTCCGCCTAAGAAAAGAGACAAAGACTTTCTCGGTATGCCACCCTTAGTGATCTTATTCAAAAGATCAACGTCAAATGGTATTCTAACTTCTTTTCTGTTGTAGTATTCGTGACGATTTATGTAATCTTCAAGAAAGTCATGTCCAACATGAGTGTCGAAGTTGATACCCAAAGAGTCTGAAAGAAGTTTAGGTATAGAACCTTTATCTAGTTCTTTGTCCTGACCATCAAGAATTAAAATCGCTCTACGAATGGAGTTGTAAAGATCACGATCTTGGCAAAACTTTTCTGTCTGATCAATCATCCAGTCTACATTTGTCTTTTCATCAATAGACAAATCGTTTAGATGATTCAAAACCTCTTTATACTGATCTTCATTTAAGTCTTTTCTGTCTTCAAGGGATATTTTTAGAACCTCCTTGGTAGGAGGTTCTTTGTATTCCAAAACATATTCAGAGACAGAATCGAAGATTTTTTGGTATGCCAAGTCTTCAAAGTAATCTTCTTTTATATATGGATATACTTTTTGAAAGTAATCTTTATTGAAAAGAAGATAAGATAATATGGTTTTTTCTATTGACATACTTTTTTATTCTCCGTTTTCTTCACCCCCTAAATTATCGTCTTCAATAATAGGTTGGGCGAGTTTAAATTTGTTTTTGACAAAATTCTTAAATTCGTCATTTTTAATCAAAGATGAAAAGAACTCATCATCTGCTTCAATATCTTTTGCACGGCGTTTTGGTTCTATGACCTCACCAGTTTCCATGTCCACAAGATTATACCAACCCTGATTTGCCTTTACGATATTTCCAGATTCCAAAGAAAGATCGAATAGTGAACTCCACTTTTGGATGCCTTTGTCGTAAAGAACAGTGAATGGTAACTTTGCTTTTTCTTTCACAAACCTTGATTTTTCAATGTTAATTGTGAATTTGTAACCAGCAATTTCAGTTCCGTCTTTTTCTTGTGCTTTAGTTATCACGAAAATTTGGTTAGCAGCATATGTTACTGCGGTCCCACCCGGAATAACTGTTTTAGGGAACATTCCAATTTCTTGGTATACATGATTTACCACTATACACGGCAAATCTTTCATTGTCAAGTGCGGAGTTATAATTCTTAGCAAAGAACGTATTGCTTTTGCACGGGACATATCAGCAACTGATTTTTCGTCCATAGCATCATCAACTTCTTTTTTAGATGCCAGCGCACCTAAAGAATCAATCATTATAAATACACGGTCGCCACGATTGATTTCTTCTAGACGTTTGACAACATCAAATTTAAGTTGCTCTACGTGTTCGACAGGAATATGAAGAACACGATTTGGATCAATGCCATTGCTTTCTAAGTAATCTGGTGTTATACCAAATTCAGAATCGTAAAGAATTGCAACAGAATCGGGATACTTATTAAAATATGCTTTCATACAATACAAACCAAGCAAAGTTTTGAAACTTTTACTCATACCTGCAAAAATTGTAAGACCGGGAACAAGACCACCATCAATGTCGCCGCTAAATGCAATGTTTAGGATTGGCAGGTCTGTAGGAATAACATCTTTTGCATTAAAAAATGCAGACTCGCTTAAAACAGACGCATTTTTTATTGAACCTGATTTTTTTAGTTTTTCTAGTAATGAACTCATTAATTTTTCCTTTCTGTGTTGATTGTTTTAAAGAGGGGAACTACCCCTCAATACGAGTTACTTTTCTTCCCACTCTCCAAGAAGAGATTTCAATTTTTCTTGGAAAACATCTATTTTTTCTGTCCTATTAGGCCAGTATATTGTTGTTTTGTCTGGATTTTTCTTTAGATTTTCTAGAAAGGGATTGATGGAATTGAACATCGCATTTAATCTTGATCGAAGTTCTTGTATCCTTTCCCTCTCAGATTTTGTGGTGTTTTCTAGTTCTGTGACTTGCGATTTCACTTCCTCAAAATCTTCATCAACAAAACTAAACCCAAAATCATCATCAAAGGGTTCAAAGTTGTTTTTCATTTTTTTCTCTTGAAATATTGTTTTAAATGTGTCCCCGCACTAGAAATAGCACGGGGACAGTTTCATTTAATTGTCAGCAAGGTTCTTGAAGAATTCCAAATCGTCATCATCGTCATCCCCACCATTGGATGGTTCTGATTTAATTTCTGGTTCTGGTTCTTCTTTTCTAAGAGAAGACATATCAAGTTCTTGATCAACTTCATCTTCTTCTTCTGCTTTGGTGCCATAGTTTCCACCACCTGTATTCTCAGATAGACCTAGAACACGATACAGTTTTGCTTTCAATTCATCATATGATTTGAAATTCTTTTCATCAATAATTTCTTGAAGCGAATATTGCTGTTTCCAAATTTGTTCTAGTTTGTCATTATCATCAAAAAGTGCTTCTGGATTATCAAACTCTGATTTGTCATAGTTTCTGTATCCATCAACTTTACGAATTTTCAAGCGGAAATTTGCACCATACCAAAAATCAAATGGGTTTACAGGTTCTTCATCTTCAAATTGCGGGTTCATCATGTCATTAAGTTTGTCAAAGATTTTTTTGCCATATCTATACAAAAAGACCTTTCCTTCGTTTTCAGGATTGCCTGAATCTTTAACAACGTAAATATTAGAGACATATTGAAGTTTGCGCTTTTGTTTACGAACTTGTTGGCGCTCTTCGGAATTATCATCTGTAGTGGAATTCCAAAGTTTGTTGTTGTATTCGTTTACAGGGTCGTCTTTTCCAATTGTTGAAAGACAATTTTCAATATACCATTGACCCGTTGGACCTTGGAAACCATGGTTCCAAAGGCGAACAAATGGCATATCTTCACCTTCAAATTCTGGAAGGAAACGAATAATAGCAAAACCATTACCAGCACTGTCTACTGTTGGTTGCCAATATTTGTTTTCATCTGGATTGGAATATCCCCCAGAACTCATTTCAGTTAGTTGCTTATTGAGTTTTTCGAAGGATTTTGAACGTGACTTTTTTAGTTCGCTAAATGAACTAGGCATATTTTTCTCCTTATTTTTAAAGTATTGCTACGTATTTTTTAGTATTGCTATGTATGTATCAGGTATATGAACCTTGAAACTAACAAGGCAAGTATATTTATATCAGAAAAAACGTTCTTTTAGGATTTTTTTGAACTTTTTTTCATCATAGTCTAAGAAAGGTCTGTATTTCTTAGATGTTGCAAATATATCACATGCTATGAATTTGTCAAGAACTTTTTCGTCCCAATAGTCAAAAACATTTGCGAGATGTGATACAATAGTAAAAGTCTCCATAGATATTTCGTTTCTAAGAAGACGTTTTAATATCAAAGGATGCTGACCTTTTTCGACTACAAAGTTTCTCTTGTAATCATCATCTAGGTTTGTTAATTCTAATTTGAAAATATACGACAAAGAGTCTACTCTTTTTTTCCAATTTAGATAGACTTCTTGACCTTCATCCTCTAATATTTCTCTAACCCAAACATCTGAATTATGTATGATGTTTGCTATTATCATTCCTCTCCAATCATTTTGCTTGGACAGGCGATGAAAATGAAAAGCATCTTTTCTGGTTTGAAACTTTTCATAACTAACTCGCAATTTACCACCATATTTGTGGTAATCATAACTCTTTTTAGTAAAGTGATTTTTTAATGCTAGGTATTCTGTATATA